TAAAACTACCCTTGCTGCTATGTTTCCAAAGCCTGTGTTTATTCGAACTGAGGATGGCACAGCCAGCCTACAGGGGAATGAGAACGTCAGCCTGTTTCCGCTCGCTACGTCCACGCAGGACGTGCTGGATGCCATTGAAGTTTTGGCGACAGAGAAACATGAGTTTAAGACAGTTGTGATCGACAGCATTACGCAGTTGGCCACTTTAGTTGAGGCAGAAATTGTCGCTGCCGCTCCAAAGGCAAAATCAATAAACCAAGCTGGTGGCGGCTATGGCGCAGGCTATGGCACTGCATCTGAGGTGCATCGTCAAATCCGTGAGTGGGCTGGTAGCCTCGCCTATGAGACTGGCATGAATGTCGTGTTTATTGGCCACGCCGATACTGAAACTTTGGATCTGCCTGATATGGACCCATACGCAAGGTACTGTGTGCGGATGCATAAGAAGTCTATCCCGCACTATACGGATAATGTCGATCTGGTTGGGTTGATCCGACTGAAGACATTTACACGCGGAGATGGCGATAAAAAACGCGCCATTTCCACAGGTGAACGTGAGATCCTGTGCTTTCCACAGGCATCAAGCGTCACCAAAAATCGGTTCAATATCACTGAACCACTGCCATTCACTTTTGATGGCGGCAACCCATTTGCAAAATTTGTAGCAGAGTAAGAAAAGGAAAACTCTAATGGATCTCAATGGATTTAACGCGCTGGAAATTCAGCCACAGTCAACATACGAACCACTCCCAGCCGATTGGTATAAGTGTGTGATTGCCAATGCTGAAGAAAAACCGAACTCAAAAAGAACTGGCTCATACCTCGAACTGAGGATTGAGGTTATAGATGGTCAATATCAAGGGCGTTTAGTCTTTGATCGACTAAACCTAAAGAACCCAAATTCTGTTGCTGTAGAAATAGCACAGAGATCTCTATCATCGATATGCCGTGCAATTGATGTTCCAAGCCCAAAAGACAGCGCAGATTTGCTAGACAAACCAATGATGGTTAAATTGGCTGTGCGTCCAGCAGAAAATGGCTACGAGGCATCAAACGAAGTGAAGGGCTATGAGGCTGCGGGTGCGGTCAAATCTGTTGGTGAGGGACTGGGGGCTGTGGCTCCTGCCGCATCAAACGGATCTGCCACACCACCTTGGAAACGATAGTTCTATTCTATGATGGGGCGGCTGGTCTGCCCCATTTTATGAGTAGAAAGAGAGCAGAAAATGAACTTAGAGCCCTACGCCACGCCCAAAACAATTGAGGCGATTTACCAACACTACAAAGACAAACGCAAGAACGAGCATCGTCCTCATCTTGGCGGCAGTCAGATTGGCAATCCATGCAGCCGCGCATTGTGGTATCAGTTTAGACACGCTTGGACGCCTAACTTTGATGGGCGTCTTTTGCGTTTATTCGAGACTGGTGATCGAGAAGAGGATCGCGTTGTGTCGAACCTTCGAGCGGTTGGTGTGACGGTCTGGGAGCGAGATCCAGACACTGGCAAACAGGTCAGGTTCGAGTCCTGTGGTGGTCATTTTGCTCTATCATTGGATGGCGTTGGGGAGGGCTTTGCGGAAAGCAAAAAAGCTCACACTCTTGAGTTCAAAACGATGAACGACAAAAATTTCAAGGCCACCAAAAATATGGGCGTCCAGAAATCCAAGCCAATTTACTGGGCACAATGCCAGATTGGTATGCATCTCGCTGAAATGGATCGCTGTTATTTTATAGCTGTCAACAAAAACACAGATGAGATCTATGGTGAGAGGATCAAGCTCGACAGGGCAGAAGCAAAAGCGCTGATTAGCAAAGCTGAAAACATTGTATTCTCTGCCCTACCGCCAGATAAACTGCACGATGATCCGAGTAATTGGCAGTGCAAGTTTTGCCCTTACTGGGCTGTGTGCCACGGCTGCAAGATTCCAGAGGTTAGCTGTCGGACGTGCAGCCATGTGACGCCAGAGCAAGACGGCACTTGGAGCTGCTCAAAGGGTAAGCCTACTGTCACTTGTGATGAGCATTTGTACATCCCACAGATCATGCCGCCAGACCTAGAGGTGTCAGACGCTGGTGATGATTTTGTTGATTATGAGGATCTGGACAGCGGAGAAATAATCCGCAATCAAAACAACAGCCGCGAGATATTTGAATCGAGGATGCGTGATGAGTGATAACAGGAACCTTCAAAAGTTGGTGCGGAAAATTATCAATGTGATGCCAGATGAAATCAGCGATGACCAATTGGTGTGTATAATACTGAATTTGGTGATGTTATATTCGCGCCACGAAAATTGGCCAAAAATTCAAAATGACGTTGGAATTAATATTGTCATGGAGGTGATGGGTAAAAAAAATGATGTCAGACGCGCCGTCCAAGATGCGGATGATTTTTTAGGGAGGATTGTTAATGACATTTGAACTTCGAGATTATCAGAAAGAGGCTGTCGATGGCCTGTACAATTACTGGGCTGGAAAGGCTGGTGATAACCCTCTGATTGTTGCGCCGACTGGATCTGGCAAAACGGCTATTATCGCGCAGTTGATCAAGGATGCCATGAGCTATCCTGACACCAGAGTTCTGGTTGTAACGCATGTGAAAGAGCTTCTGGAGCAAGGCGCAAGTGGGCTGCTAAAACTCTACCCAGAGGCTGATTTTGGCGTATACAGCGCAGGGTTAAGGCAGAAGGTTCTAGACCGCCCAATCACGTTTGCAGGCATCCAGAGCGTCTGGGAGAGGGCGTATGACATTGTGCCAGCTCCTGACTTGGTTTTGATCGATGAGGCACACCTATTGCCCAAAAATACTGAGACACGATACAATCGATTTATTGCCGATCTGAAGGTTTGCAATCCACTGGTGAAAGTAGTTGGGCTTACAGCCACGCCGTACCGATTAGACACAGGATATTTGCATCAAGGAAAGGGCAGAATCTTTGATGGCATTGCCCATGACATACCTGTGGGGATGCTGATGGAGCAGGGGTATCTCTCCCCGGTCATCTCGAAGGGTGGTGTTAAGCAGATTGATTTGACAGGTGTTGGAAAACGAGGCGGTGAGTTTATCGAAAGCCAGCTTGCCACGGCTGCGTCTGATCCAGAATTGGTCAAATCAACTGTCGAAGAAATTGTAGATCTGGGGTCTGATCGAAAAAGCTGGCTGGTGTTTAGCAGTGGAATAAATCATGCAAATATGCTGGCTGATGAGTTCGAGGGGCAGGGGATAGACGTTGGTGTGGTGACAGGTGGCGACAGTAGTGCAGTGCGCGAGAGGACCATTGCTGATTTCAAGAGCGGTCAACTGCGATGCCTGATTAATGTGAACGTGCTGACCACAGGATTCGATCATCCAGAAGTGGATCTGGTTGCGCTTGTTAGAGCGACAGCTTCGACTGGCTTGTATGTTCAGATGGTTGGGCGCGGGACGCGGATTGCTGACGGCAAGGAAAATTGCCTGATTTTAGACTACGGCCAGAATGTCGAGCGGCATGGCTTCATCGATAAGGTAAAGCCAAAGGACAAATCGGCAGGCGCGGGGGATGGCGAAGCCCCTGCAAAACAATGCGAGAGCTGCCAGACGATGGTTCACGCAGCCTGTCAGATCTGTCCATCGTGTGGGTTTGAGTTCCCTGCTCCGACACTCAACCACAGCGCAAGCAGCTATCGTGGGGCCATGCTATCGTCACAGGTGCAGTCTGAGTGGGTTGACGTTGATGACGTTAAATATCGTCGGCACAGCAAGGCTGGTAAACCTGACAGTGTGAAAGTCACTTACAAATATGGTTTTTTTGAAGAGGTCTCGGAATGGCTTTGCCCAGATCACGGCGGCTATGCGTCAGGCAAATATCAGCAGCGTAAGCGCTTATTAAATTCTGAGGCTGACACGACTGATGACGCCCTAAACGAATGTCATTTTTGGACAACGCCCAGTCGAATAAAAATTAAACCATCCACCCACAATCCGAAATACAAAGAGGTTGTAGAGTTTGATTATACCCAAGTGGAGATAAAAAATGAGGCGCAAAGTAAGGACTTCAATCGTTTCGGTGACGAGATACCCTTCTGAACACGATGAACAGGTTGGATTTGTTAATTGGTTTCGAGCTAATTTTCCAAGAGTTTTGATCTTCGCAATTCCAAACGGCGGCAAGAGATCGATCTCTGCTGGCAAAAAGTTCAAGGCAGAGGGTGTTGTGGCTGGGGTTCCAGACCTGTTTATTCCTGAGTGGAACTTGTGGGTGGAGATGAAACGAGAACGCGGTGGGCGACTTTCCCCCGATCAAAAAGAGATCATTCGATATTTGGAAGATGAAGGTTACAAAGTTATTGTGGCCAAAGGTGCGACAGATGCATCGAAACAAATAATGGAAGCGCGAGATAACTGGGGGAGGAAAGAATGAATGATTTTTCAGTGCGGCCAATCACACGGCGATCTGCGCTTCCTTTCATCATAGACCGACATTACATGCACAGAGTTCCACCAATCAGCAT